CAAGTTCCAATAACAAGAGCCGTTATGGAATCAAGTGGTGCTGAATTAGAGCAAGGATACTTAAACGCTATTGCAACCAATAATACCAAAGACATGAATATGTTTGGTTATGAAATGCAAAGACGTATCGCTAAAAAGAATGCAAAAAAGAAAGGTGTAGACTTTACTATCAAACCTATCTTTTTAAAGTCTGATGTATTTACTAGAGAATTAAACGACAACACTGGCGTTATGACAAATGACGGTGTGCCTCCAGCATCACGAAGCTCTATCAGAGAAGCATTAAGCTACATTACTCACCGCAATCCTGAGATGAATACTGCTGGTAGAACTATGGCTTACAGACTGTTCAACATTATGAACCGTACAGCTAAAGGTACATTGGAAGACGCCAACCAGTTGACACTTGCTGATGTGTCAAGACTTGGTAAAAAGAATTACATCTTTGAAGAAGACGTACCTTTCTCTGATTTTAAGTCTGCTGGCTTCAACGAGTTTAGAAATACCATAAGAAGAACGTCACGAACATTTCATACTGGTAATGCTGAAGCATCTGGTGCAGTCAAAGAAGTTATGGGTATGATTGGTCGTGCGACACTTAACAATGAACAGAAGACTGCCCTGCTTGATTTTTACAGACAAGTTAAGCCATCTGTTGCAGAAAGATTTTTTTCCAAGCAGGACGCTAATCTACCAGATCAACTCAAAGAGGAATATGCGTCTGTAGATTTATTTACTGAGGTTATGACTGAGATCATCGACTCAAGAAACACTAAGAACATAGATGACTTTCTTGAAGACATGATAAATGATGGTGTCCCACCATCATTATTAAACACTTGGATAAAGACTGGCGACGAAGTTACCGAGTACACCGCATATGTTCTTAACGGAAACATAGGATCAAAGAAAGCAAAAGAGAACTTTCAAAGACTCGATGTATATGGCGACATGTTTGCTCACGGCAAGAAACCTATGCACGGTACACTTGACGGTTATCACTTAACGCATCCATCTTATGCCGCAGATTACGCATTCGACACTTTGCAATCTATGCCAAAAGCTAGACTAAGCAAGCTAAACAAGTTTGTAAGAGGTGGTTTTGGTCACGACGAAGCATCCGATATGCCAATCATGTTTTATCATGGCACTATAAATGGCACTAAATTAAAGAAAACAAATAACCCTGACGTTATATTTAAGGCAAGTTCCGATGGTCGATTTGGTAACGGGTACTACTTAACCTTAAATCCTCATGTTGCTTCACAAACATACGCCAACAACCCAACTACTCTTTCATTGTTGAAACAAGTAGATGAAATGGAGATACCAAGAGAAGCAAAACAAGATTTAGAGTGGGATATATATGACTTACAAGCAGATAGAAATACATTATCTAAAAAAAGACAAGCCTACTCTGACGTAGGAGAAGATGAATTTGCAACAGCAGAGATGATTGAGGCTAGAAGAGCACCAATCGCTGCTGAAATTCGTGATCTTGTTACCAGCATTCGTGGTGTTGAGTTAGAAATACAAGAAAAAGGTATAGAGCTTGAGCCATTAGTAATGCCTATGGTTATTGATTTAAAGAAGCCTTTAGATTTAAGGTCTGACAGTAGCTATGATTTACAATTTGACGAGTTACCAAGAGCTATTATTGCAAAGATAGTTGAAAAAGAATTACTTAATCCACAAAGCATGGATGCTTTGGCGACTGAAATGTTTACAGGTCAAGTGAGTGGCAATACACTTTACTACACGCTTGTTCATCACTTAAAAACTGCCAGTCGATCACAAGCACAAGCTCAAAGAGAACTTAACAATATCTTTCAAGAGCTAGGACATGATGGATTAATAACAACTCACCAAAATGTATTAGGTGATGCTGGCAACGAAGCGATAGAAACGTCCTATTCTGGTACTAGGACTTCGCATACAACAGTCGTATTGTTTGAGCCTAATCAAGCAAAGCATATTGATGCTGAGTTTTTTGATAGCGACGACGCAAGAATGTATAATTCTGTAGATGCTGAAGTTGCTCTGCCTAGAGGCACAATGGGTGCAATTACAGAAGGTTTAATGCTTAAATCTATAGACAATGTTGGAGAGATACCAACTGGTCAGTTTGGGGAACTGTTAGAACAGAACGGAACTAACGCAACTCTTACTGGTGCTATGATGAGCATGATTAAGAAGAGAAATCTTAATGCCACAGAAGAACAAGCTATAAGAAAGAGAAGTGCATTTACATACTTTCAATCTCAGTCAGAGAGAATGAAGTCTATGGGTGCAAACTACCTAAGCAACTTCTACAAAAATCATTTTCCTGATATGAACCAGCGGTTTGCCAGTAAGTTTATGCCTATAGCAAATGCCCTGGCTAAATTAGAAGACGCAGACGGCATACTTCGTGGCTATTTTAGGAAAACCACAGCAAGTATTGGTCAACAGCAACCCAAGTCACACCAGAATATAGTCAGAGCTTTGAGACGTGGTGATGGTAGCCGTCAAGAAAAGGCATTATCAGCAGACGAGCGTAATATATACAAGCAAATAAGATCAATGTTTGCTGGAGAAAGACAAGAACTTATTGATGCTGGTTATCATGTTGGCGACAGAGGCCCGAACTACTTGCCACAAGTTTGGGATGCTAAAAAAATACTCAAAGACAAGGATGTCTTCATGGATAAGATGAAGCGTTATTATATTAGAGAGAGAATGGATAATGGCTTTCAGGTTCGTGAAGATGAGGCAAGTGCTTTCGCAGAAGGCTTGATGATTACGCTTACCAAAGAAGGTGACGACGGAGTATTCGTACCTGTTCGTGGCACAACACGAAATCCTACATTTGAAAACGTAGATTACTCAAGAGTTATAGCACTTGAAAAGTATCCAGATATGCTCGACGAACTTGAGCAGTATTTAGAAGCTGATCTTAATGGGTTGCTTGTAAAGTATGTCGAGGGATCAAGTCGTAGAGTTACTCACGCAAAGAAACTTGGTGTCAACAGCCACGGTGTTTACGATTATCTAGCCGTTGCCGCAGATGGCGAAGGTGGTATCGCACGACTATTATCAACTAATAAGATATTTAAGAAAGACTTAACTGCTATGACGGAGAATGGCAGAGTTGAGGTTGCGACAATCGTAGATACAATTCGTATGCCGTTTGAGGGCAACGAAAAGGGTGCTGGCGAGTTCGCACGACAGCTTATTAACACTTACAACAAGGAAGGAACTGCCGCTGCTCGTAAATTGTTAGAAGATTTACCTGTATCTGGTACTGCTGGCAAGCCGTCGCAGACATACGCACGACGAGTTGATGCAATAGTTGGTGCATTGGAAGACTATAAAGGCAAGGCACAAAGTATCGAGCCACAAGATGAGAAGTTTATCGAGTCTGCCATGCAAGTTGCCATGAAGAAACCTCTTACTGCCTTTGGCGGTAAGGGTATGGTCAACACATCACGAGCTATAAGAATGGCTAACAATGTAACATTGCTTGGCTTTACCACTTTAACATCATTAGGCGACGTTGTTCTTCCAATCATTAGGTCTGGTTCGTTTTCAAGCTGGGCAAAAGGTTTAGGCAAATGGGCAACTGATCCTGAATATAGAGTAATGTTAAAGAACGTGGGTGTCGCAATGGAAAACATTGTGCATGAACGTATGGTTCACATGTACGGTGCTCCTGATAACAAAGCATCTCACGCTTTCTTTAATGCTACCTTGCTGACGCCTTGGACTGACATGAACAGATCAATCGCTGGTGCAACTGCCTTTGAAACATTCAAGGCTATGCAAATCAAAGCAAGAAATCAGTTTAAAGAAAATTTACCTTACGCACAACAGACTGCAAAGTACAAAACCGCACATAGATTTTTGAGTAACTATGGCTTGAATGCTTTTCTCCCTGGCGGAAAACGACAAGGTGAAAGCCTGGGCAACATGGACTTAATGAAAGATGACACGTCTATGCGTATGGCAATCATTAAGTTTGCAGACGATTCAATCTTCCAGCCTAATCCAAATGATGTGCCGTTATGGTCTCAGACACCAATCGGTGCATTGGTATTTCAGTTAAAATCGTTTCCATTGATGATGACAAGATTGTCTGGTCATGTATTAAGCGAAGCTAACAAAGGAAACATCAAACCTCTGATGTATCTTGGATTGCTTGGGCCTGCTTTTGGTGCTGTCACTCTGTCTGCGAAAGACATTATACAGCAAAGAGGTGGAGAAGATGGTCAAAGTGCAGAGATTAGAAAAAGAAACATAGCAAAAGCTCTAGGTCACGACGAGAAAACACACGGTAATGTAGATGATTTTCTAGGTTGGTACGTTGAGGGTATGCTGGTAATGGGTGGTCTTGGTCTTATGGGTGACGTCATTCATTCTACAGTATCACAAGTTGATAATGGTGCTTACGGACAACAAAGAATTTGGTCAACATTACTTGGGCCTACTTACGGACTTGGAAACGCAGTAACAAATGTGGCTGCGGGAGCTTTTGACGAAAACGAAAGCAACGCTAAAGAACGGTCTGCGACTAGAGAGCTTGCAACCAGAATACCAGTTCTTGGTGGTAACAGAAAATTTAGAGAGACTATCGTTGATGGTATAGCTGGCGAAAGTACATCCAAGAGTAATAAATGGAGTAGCTCTTGGGGAAGTGAATGGAAGTAACTAGGAGGTTAAAATGTTACCTATATTAAATGCCGTAGCTGGTCTAGCTGGCACATGGCTAGAGGGCAGACAAGAAAAGTCTAAGATGAAACAGAAATTAGAGGTCGCCAAGGTTGCTGCTCAAGTAAAAAAAGTAGAGCAAGACGGCAACTGGGATGAAAAAGCTGTCGCAAATATGGATAGCTCGTGGAAAGACGAAGCATGGACTATTTTTTTTATACTAATAATCGGAGCATCGTTTGTGAAACCACTGCAACCAATTATGAAAGACGGTTTTGCTTTCTTAAATACCGCACCAGACTTTATTAAGTACGGAATACTAGCGTCTATTGCCGCATCATTTGGACTCAAATCAATAGCAAAGATAAGGAAATAATATGGAACATAACTTTGAAAGGTGTATGGAGAAGTTACTTAAACATGAAGGAGGTTACGTCAATCATCCAAAAGACCCAGGCGGAGAAACAAATTTAGGAATTACAAAAAGAGTTTACCAAGATTGGTGTGCTGAAGAAGACTTGTATGAAAAAGAAATGAAAGATTTAACTTATGCAGACGTTAATCCTTTATACAAAAAGAAATACTGGGATAGAGTTAGAGGTGACGAGTTACCCGATGGCGTTGACTGGGCAGTCTTTGATTGGGCGGTGAACTCAGGCACGGGTCGGTCTGCGAAAGCATTACAAGATATAATAGGTGCGACAGTAGATGGTGCGATTGGTCGGATGACACTAGAAGAGTTAGAAAAGCATGACCCAACCGAAGTTATTTATCAAATGGCTGATAAACGTGAGGCGTTTTACGAAAGTTTATCTACGTTTGACACGTTTGGCAGAGGATGGTTGCGACGAAACGAAGAGACAAGAGATAGTGCATTAGATATGGCAATCATAGCCACTACACCAGCATGAATGATTACAGCTTTTTTACTTATAGTATATCTAGGCGACAGAATTATTAGTCAGGATATTTATTTTAGATCAATAGATGACTGTAAGTATTTCGCATCTCGACTAAGTGACCAACCCACAGTACCAAGTAGGAAGGAAGACGTTAAACGTATATCTTACACGGCAGTCTGTGAAATAAAAAAAGTTAGGAAAAATACTAAACTTCACTGACGTCATCTTTGCCCTCACTACCAAGAGCACCATACCCACAAACGTCAACCCAACTGTCTTCGTGGTCTGGGGTTTGCATTAGTCTGGAAATCTTTACGGCAAGCATACACAAGTAAACCATATGCACGGAAACTTTTATGCCTAGTATTACACTCCATAACTTAGCAATTCTGTCGTGGTTCTCCCAAGCATCTCCATAATCTTTGGCTCGATGACCATTGATTAATTTGCCAGCCGTCTTCAGTGCCTCAGTTCTTCTCATGGTTCATCCTCAACTCTATCTGCTTTATCATGTTGCTCTTGTGTCGTGCGTGAAATTGCATTTTGGAAATTTCCTCACGCACTTTCTTTCTTTTATCTCTGGCTTTGACCAACTCTTCCTTGTAACCACCCTGACTTTCCAACTCTGTAATTCTTTCTGAAATAGATTTAAGTTCATTGTTGTGCAGTGATATTTTAAATAAGAGTTCATTCTCCTCAGTCATCTCTCTTGATAGAAACTTAAGGTTGTGTTCTAGGACTTCACTCATATCCTCTCCTTTGGTTTATAAGTTTCATATTTGTCGCAAGGCACACTGCCTTCCGTATCTCGGATCGTGCAATGCCAGCTACCATTTGGCATTGGATACGAATGAATACATGTAACGCATGACTTTGGTACGTCTGCGTTTGCCCAACAGACTGATCTTTTAAAACAACCTCGACATCTCCAGTCAGTGTCATCCGTAGCAATCTTCCGTGCTTCATTCTTCAAAGACGTTTCAACTCTGCCAAGTAAGTGGGCGTACTCAAACTCATCAAACACCACGATCTCAGCATGATATTCAGAATTATTTTTGTTAACCGCTATAAAGAACGCCTCTGTAATGTCGCTCATACCCATCATCATTTGCACCTGAGCAAAATATTGTGGGTGTGAAATCTTAACACCGCTCTTCTCAAACTTCTTAAAACTTGCGTCGTTCATAGATTTAATCTCAAGCACTCGCAACACTTTGTCATCAAGTTCAATGTGACCGTCCATGTGACAAGTTACATGACCGCCATACAACTCATAAGAAAACTGTCTGCCAGTTATACCATCTACTTCCCAAACTCTGACGTCTGCTTTTTCTTTAAGGTCTTTTACTATTTCGTTTTCTAGTATGTGACCTAGTCTAAATATTCTTTTAAGCCTTGGGCTTGGCTCATCATTGGGGAAGCCACGAAGATTAAAGCTAAGGAATGCGTCACATGTATTACCTACAATCGACGCACCTATATATTCTCTTGCACGACCTTCTGGTGCAAAATTTTCGTAGCCTTGATCTATGGCTTCCACAACTTCTTTTGATGTTTTAATTTCTTTCATAGACTAAA